ATCCCGTGCAGCCCGTGCATCCCGTGCATCCAGTGCAGCCCGTGCAGCCCGTGCATCCAGTGCAGCCCGTGCATCCAGTGCAGCCAGTGCATCCAGTGCAGCCAGTGCAGCCCGTGCAGCCCGTGCAGCCCGTGCATCCTGTGCATCCCGTGCAGCCCGTGCATCCTGTGCATCCCGTGCAGCCCGTGCATCCCGTGCATCCAGTGCAGCCCGTGCATCCCGTGCATCCAGTGCAGCCCGTGCATCCAGTGCAGCCAGTGCATTCCCAGTCCGCTTGGAATAGTCGTCAAGAATGGCATTGACGGTGACGGCGATGGCGGGCTCTGATTCCAAAGTCCACCCGGCGCGGAGTCTGCGAATTTCTCGCTTGATGCCCAAGGCTTCCAGATACCTTCCCAGCGCCGCCTCTACCTGGCGCTCATCGAGAACTCCTGGGTAGTCGCACGCCTTGACGTAGGGATCGTGAAGCGGGTTCTTGGTCATTTCGGGCTCCTATTCTTCTTTCCGTGAAGGGATTGCAGGGCGAGGCGGTTGGTGGGAGTTGTATTATTTGGCATTGGCTTCCTCAGGCTTTCTGATGTTCTGCAACGCTTGTTCAATCAGAGTTGCAAAGCTCGATTTCCCGCGATGGCGGTCGTATTCACCTCTGGAGATCGGAGTCAGTTCTTCCCTGAGCTGCCAGCTTTGACGCGCTTCCTTCCGGCAGTTCTTGCAGGGCAGTACGGCCTCGATCATGCGACCGTCTCGGTGTGCAAAATATTCAAACTCGTATCCAATCGCTTCACAGACTGAGCACCTTTCAGTCCTGACGGCCCCTGGGACGTTGGCGCGTTGTCTTGAAGCGTTGTATTCGGTCAGGAACTCTGTAGGCATCGGCCTACGGGCTCCGGCCTTGAACTTCCTGACGATCTCCTTGCAGGATTGATCGAAGAAATACGGGTCCATCCAGTTGACCTGCTCGAAAATCGTCTCGAGGTACTCCGTCGTCTGCTCGGGAGTCATTGAGAACACCGCCGTGATCCGCTTCACGGATCCAGCAAACTGCTCACGTGACAGGCTCATGTCGTTACCCCTCTCACCCAGGCATCAAAGGCGTCCTTCAGTGGCTCTTTCTTACCGAGCTTCGGTGTGAGCTCGTCCAGAAGTTCCCAGATGAACTTGTATTCGCACTTCTTCGGGTCGTGAAATGCCACATCGATGGCCTTCGGGTCGGCACCCCTCCCGATGGCGAAGTCAACGAGCCTGTCCCCGCTTTCGTGGCTTATGAGCTTCGCCTTGGGATTCCGGTTCCAGGCTTCAACCAGAAGGGCTGGTGTGCTGCCGCCTCGGATCTTCCCGGGCCTCATGCCTTCTTCGAAATGAACCTCACGGCCAGATTCGCGCGCGCCTCCGCGATCCCTTCCATTCCCTGATCCTTGATCCCTGATCCCTGATCCCTGATCCATCGGCGGAATGTCCGCACTCTCCACCGACTTTTCGGCGGGAACCGCCGAGGATTTAGCGCGATTGCAGCGCTGGCACAGCAGTTGGAGGTTGACCGCGGTTGTCTCTCCACCGCTTGATTCTGGGATGATGTGGTCAATTTCTAATGCACGAATTGGAATGCCATTACTTGCTACCTCTGAAAAGAAGACGTGGCTCTTGCTGTAAAACGTGATTTTGCCTCTTGTACCGCACTTACATGTAAATTCTGATGGCTTCTTTCCCCATGCGGCTCCGTAGCGCACCGCAAGTGCAAGGCGTTCGTGGTTTGGGATGGCTTTCTTGATGTACTTTGTTGCTAGTCCATGAGGTGGAGGGGGAAGTTTTGAGTCTGCCCGCTTATCGATTTTCTGGTGCGTATTAAAGTTCGTCAGGTAGAGCATCACTTCGCCGGAGCTCGCCGTCCACCTCCAAAGCTTTCCAAGCTCCTCAAGCATCAGGATGAAGGCGTTGATGTCCCTTTCTTTGATGTCGATGTCGTAGGGGAAAATCTGTCCTTTTAAGTAGGCCAATTCCCCTCGAAGCCTGGCCTCGTCATCAGCGAAATTCCAAAGGGCGATGTAGAACAATCGAACATCCCTTGGCAGAAGCGAAAGCTGCTGGTCGATCCAAAATTCCGGCTTGATCGTCCTGATCCTTGCCACGGGTATTCCCCCTATCCAATTCGAGCTTCCAGCTGCCACAGCCTGCCGGCCGCCCAGATCGCAAGTGCAGCCGCATCCGCCTCGTCGTCGTCCGGCGCCGACGTCGTGAGGCACAGGATCTGGGACACCGCGACGATCACCGCGGACTTCGCGGCCGCCCTGGACTGGGCAAAGCGCGCGACCCCGATGGCCTTGCGGGCCTCGCCGGGGTCCACGAGGTGCACACGGGCCGACGTCGACGACTTGGCGACGAACGCCGCGACGCCGCGCGCCATGCCGATGGTGAGGGACGTACGATGGTTCCGTCCCACGTACCCGTCCTCGACCGCCACGATCGCGGGGTCGTCGTCCTCGAGGCGCTCGCCGAGCTGGACCGCCAGGTGCTCGATGCGCTCCAGGAGGTCGTCGCCCCTGACCGCGAAGCTCTCCATGCGGTGGATGTCGAAACGCTGGCCGCGCTGACTTAGCGAGCAGTACGCGGCGCGCCGGGTCCCGACGTCGACGCCGGCGACGCGCGGCCTACCTCTTGGGGAACGCGGCATGGCGCTTCTTCCTCTTCGCCTTCCCGGCCTTGACCTTCACCTTGTCCTCGGTCGAGAGGCTGGCCGACAGCTCCTCGCCCTGGCGGTTGAAGGCGTGGGCCACGAGCTGGCACTTCCGGAACTTCCCGGCCAGGTTCTCCTTCAGCTCCTTGCCACGCTCCGTCGACCGCTTGTGCTCGGCCTGCCACTCCTTCACGTCCCAGATCGCGGACTCTAGCTCGATGACCTCGGGCGGCCGCAAACCTGCGATCTCGCCCTGCTTTCTCGCCGCCGATGCTCCGGACATGGACGCCTCCTTGAAAATGGGGTCAGTATTTGTGATGGACATCACGTCGAGAGTCTTCATCCCAGTTTCTCCAGCTTCACGATCATCTGGTCGATCTCCGCCACCTGGTGGTCACTCGCCGCCAGCTTGGCCATGCGGTGGGCGCGCCGGACCTTCAGCGCGTCGATGGCGTCGGCGAACGGGTGGTGGCCGTTCTTGCCCTGCCTCTTCCTCAGCCTGGCCGGGGTCGGGATGTCCTCGGCGTCGCGGGGATCCGTGCCACCGTGATATTCCTTCTTGTGGATCGACCAGGCGTACCCGCTGCCCGTCGTGAACCCGTGCTCGGCGCACACCCATTTCCTCGCCATCCGTCCCCCCTTCCTTCCTATTGCCGCCATGACCCGGCGACCGTTGTCCGAGTCCTCAATGTCAGCCGCGCGCGCCAGGGGGTCGTCGAAGGCTGGGACGGCCGGGACGTCGTGGACCTGGAGGTGCTCGCCGAGGAGTTCCGCGGTGTTGAATTCCAGCCTGCACTCCGGGCATGTGAACTTCCCAAGGCGCTTGAACGTCTCGCTCTCTCGCACGCTTCCCCCTGATTCCAGTCGAGGCCGCAGGCGACGCGGCCGGTCCCTTCACGCCCACAACTTCAATTGACCTCGAAAAACTGGAGAACACTCCCGGCGCCACGCGGGACGCCATGGAAACCACCCGAACTTCTGACCCGTAAACCGACGCCCATAAGGCTCGACCGGCCACCGTCGCGGCCGCCGCCAGTGTTGTTCATCGCGTGACTGATGAAAGGACTCCCAGCCGAGAAAGCCTCTGTGGGAATCGCCGCTTCCGCCGCGACGGTGCTTCATCCAGCCCTCCCCACCAGAACCCGCGCCGACTTCCCCCGCCTGGTCGCACGCCTGCGCCCGGAGTCCTCAATGCGCCGGTCTCGCAAAAGCTCCGACAGCCTCGCGCTCACTGTCTGCAGAGGAATGTCGAGCTCGACCACGAGTTCGTCGGCGGTCTTGCCGTCCATGCTGGCCGCGATGACCTCAAAGAGCCTCTGCCTGAGGTTCTCTCGGTACGACTCCGGCGTCGTGGCATGAGCCTCGTTCGACGTCTGGACGCCTCCGTGCTTGCGCGAGGTGATGTCATTGCGCGGACAGACGTGCACAACGCCGTGAAGCATCGGCTGGTCGCAGCCGAGGCAGCGGTTGAAGGTTGGCGCCGTGCTACCGAACAGGTCCAAGAATCCCCCCGACTCCGAATAATTCGGGACCGCGCCCTACACTCGCGGTCCCCGTTTCCATCCCCTCTCGCCAGAGCCCAGTTCCGGTCGTCTCGCGGAGCACTTACCCAGTAGTCCGTCCCACGCGAATACCTTATGTTTCGCTAGGCCGGCCGACCCGGACGGACGATTTTGATAAGCGCCCCGCGGGACGGCCGGGTTGCCGTCGGCCATCCCGTTTTCTGTTCCCGATGGAGGAATCATGTGGGTTGCTCGATAGTCCTCCTCTCTCACCAAAGTGGGCCTACCGTTTCCGAGCCTTTTCCTTGGGCTCGTTGGGCTGCCGGTACGACCCGTGGCCGGCGCCGAGCTGGTGACTTCCAACCTCGTCCTCGTCGTCGGCGGAGAACTTGCAGCCGGCGTCGCCGCACTTGAACTTGCCGTGGCCGGTGGCGGCGAGGTGGTCGGCGTACTCGGCGGGGCCGGGGCAGGTGAAGCCGCAGGTGCAGCGGCTGTCGAAGGGGTTTGATTCTCCGCGGTCCTCGCCGGGTTCTGGCTGAGGCTCGCTCCCACCGTCGGACGCGCCGGCGGAGCTGGTATGTGGAGCGGCCCCAGCCGTCTCCGGGTTCGCCGTGGTAGTTTTCTGAGCGGCGGCTCCCATCCAGCCCTTGATCGTCTCGAGATCCTTGGACGTCCACTCCGGGACGGGCTTGCCGATGAACTTCTCGACCTGCTCCTTGTTGCGCCCGAGCTCAAGGCAGCGCCGCAGGTACTTGGCGTTCGTGGCGGGGTCGATCTTCTCGTCGACGGCCGGGGCGACGGTCCGCTCGCCCGGTGCCTCGTCATCCATGTCGGCTGTCGCGATGCCGAGGAGTGCCAGGGCGGCGTACCTCTGGAGGGCCGTCATGGTGGAGCCGACGGCCTGCGCGGGGTTCTTGTTGCCCTTGACGTCTGGAGCCGCAGACAGGGTGGCTTCCTCGGAGTGCCCCGCGTGGTGAGTCAACCTGGCCTTCACGTACACCACGCCGTTCGCGACGTCGGGCTTGAAGGTGAGGCTGAACCCGTGGGCTTCGAGCTTGGGGTTCACGGTGTCGAGGACGTTGGCGAGGGTCGCGTGGGTGTAGTGGGTTCGCTTGCCGGTGTCGCTCGTGAAATCGACCTTGTTGTCGCGCTTGATGAAGGCAGGCAGGTCCTTCTTGAGCGCGACCAGGGCCTCGGTGTACGCGCGCCTCTGCTGGTCCTTCTCGAACTCGCGCTGGATGTTCAAGACTTTCTCCAGCGTCTCGGGCGTCAGGTCCTTGGCGACGATCTTCTCCACCAGCGGATGAAGGGCGCTCGCGACCTGCGTCATGGCCGGATGTGCAATGACTTCGTGCCTGTTTTCAGTCAAAGGCCACCTCGTCGTAGTTCGATCCGTTCATACCCGGCGCCCAGTCCGGGAGGTTCATGGGCTGGACGTCGCGGGCGATGCCGTACCAGTCGTCGGTGATCTGGCAGTCGCGGAACTTGAGAAGGAGGTCGCGGTAGCAGATCTGGCCGGCCTCGTAGTCGGCCTTGTTCATTCGGAACACCGCGACGTCGTACGGCTCCACCGTCTGTACTGCCACGAGGGCGGGCAGCTGGGCGTCCGGCTGGAGGCGCCCGGCCGCGATCGCGCCGTCGTGATACCAGGCGAGTTGGGCGTGGTAGGCCATGGTGGCGCACTTCCGGCGGATGCCCCACAGGGTCTCCTCCACCGTCGACTTAAGGTCCACGACCTCGCGCGGCTTCAGGTAGTCCAGGCGCCCGCGGCAGAGAATGCCCGTCTCGGGGTTCTGCCACTCGAGCTCGTGCTCGGGGAGGCCGCCGCTCAGGATCCTGCTGGCGACCTTGTGGTCGGCGATGGCGGCGGCGGCGGCGCGGACCACCTCCAACTGCTCAAGGGTCACGATCTCCACGCCCTCGACCTTCTCGCTGGCCGTGGGGGTCGCGTGGCCTCTCACCTTGCAATACCAGTCGATGCCGTCGAAGAGGCTGCCCTGACTGCCGCAGGGGAGGCCCGTGCTTTTGACGCTGGCGGCGCAGCGGCCGGCCACTACCCACCGCTTGGGGAACTCCGCTGGCTCGAACACCGCGCAGTGCAGAGCCGTCCCCAGCTTCATGGCCGGCGACTCCACCTCCGGCCGGTCCATCCGCCACTTAAGAAGCTTCGGCGACACCATGAGGTGCTTGAGCGTCGACCAGTTCAGCCGCCTGGCCGTCGCCGTCGCAGGTGCCGTAAGCTCTGGATTCACTTGCGCGAACCCGCGAATGCGGCCTCCAGTTCGTTGACCGCCATGGGCTCGGCCGGTGAGTCGCCATACAGGTTGAGCCGCTTCTCTTGGACCTCGACCCACTCTGCGATGGCGCGCTTGCTCCAGTGATGTGCTTCGTAGAGACACTCGATGGCTCTGCCTTCGTAGAGGACAGGCCAAGCCGCATACGACTTCCGTTTCTCAACGCAGACAGGGCATGGAGGAAGCTTCGCCGCGCATGGATAGAGCTTCAAAAGGACGTCCGCTCTCAGTGAAATGGTGACCATCCCGCTGAAGTTGTGCAGGTCCATGTAGTTCTGAAGCCCGTTCGCTTTGAAAATCCCGCCCAACAGGCAGCATCCCCCTGTCTCCGGATCAATTAACCGCTGGCGGATGTCTGGGAACCCCGCTCCCGCCCTGATCGCCTCGCTCAGCTTCATAGCCCTCTCCTCATTTCAGATCTGGCGTCGCGCTTGGCATCCCCGTCGTCACAGCCGCCGATCGCTGCCGCCAGCCTGCCCGTGCCGTCGCAGACCACGCACCAGTGGTTGCCAAAGCAGTCATCGCCGCAGTCCAAGTCGCAGCCGTGGAAGCCGAGGCCACCGCAGGCATCGCAGGTGGCGGTGACGGGCTCCGCGGGCGGGTCCAGCTTGTGGTCGAAATAGCCGCTGACCGGGTCGATCATGCGCCACCTGCCTGCTTGATGTGCCTCAGAGCAAATTCCAAGGAGTGTTTCTGCTGGTCCTCGCAACCCGCCAGCCAACAGCTGAGGATTGAGTTCCCGACCACCAAACGCTGCTCCGCCGTCGCACCAGGCATGAACCGCATCACCATCTGAAACTCGTGCTCCAGGATCTGCCTCGTCTCCGGGGTCATTCGCATCGTGAAGGACCTGTGGGTGACCTCGGGCAGGACGGCCATGACGTCGGTGATGGTCATACGAACATCCTCCAGCACCGCTTTTCACACCACGGCTTCCGCTGCTTCCACTTCCGCTTGCTCACCTGGCACCTCCCATGAACGGCTGGCCCCACGCCGCTGGCATCGTCCTGCTCGCCTTCTTCGGGGCGTCCGGCGCGTTGGCCTTGAAGCTCTCTGCCCGCGCGTCGGTCGAGTCGAACCTGTCCACCACGGTCCGGCCTTGGAAGTGGCTGATGCCAGGCCCCTTCCTCCTCGGATGCTGGCCCCGCTTCCACTTCTCCTTCGCCGCCTGCGCCGCCACGTACGCGACTCCCGCGATCGCCGGATCCAACTTCCTACTCACAGCCGCCCCCCTCTTCGCACATGGCCCCATCCTTGAAGCTCGCCGCGACGACCACGGCGATGCTGACGATGACGGCGAGGGTCATGAGGGCACCTCGGAGGAAATGAAGGGGGCGGTTGTCGCCGCCCCCACTATCGAGAGAGGGTAGATAAGACCTGAAAACGAATTTTCCCCCCTCTCCGGACCGTTCATGGAATCGCTAACGGGGACCCCAGGGGGACGGTCTTTGAGCGCGAGTTGGAGTTGGACTGGCGGCCCGGCGGGTACTACTCCTACGCCCCTGAATCCGGCCACGACCGGCCTTTCCAGCCAGCCGCTACATCCTCATCAAAAGTGGGCCGTGAGGGATTCGGACCCCCGACCTTCTGCGTGTCGAGCAGACGCTCTACAAAACTCGCAGCCCAAAAAAGAAGAGAACGGAGCGAACCGACCTCTCAAAGCGATCCCCTTGCGCCACGCCGACCCTGCGCGACGTGCCTGTGTTGTGAGCACCAAGCAGCAGAGACGAGAGTACGGCGCAGCCCGAGGGGATCGACGATTCCTTGGTGCTCACGTGATTGAGATTACACCATCTTGGAATCGTTTCAAGTCTTTTTTCAGGAAATCTGAAAAAGTCATGTGGAGACGTACCTGATTATCGCGTCAAGCTAACGGGGACTCTGCACTTTTCTTGAGCGAGAAAGCGTGCAGGGTTGGAGTGTGGAGCGGGGCATCCTGGGGCAGAGAGGGCGCGTTCGGGTGTAGGCGACGCGGCCGGGGCGGGATCCGGCTTGCAGTCTACACCTTGCGTTGTCCATCAGCGAACGGATGAGTGGTTCACGTATCTACTGAACCATGGCCGCTCAGACCGCACCAAGTGGACGTACGAGAATTCCCTCCGCTGGTTCGGCGAACACCTCGCGTCCTACGGCCTGGCCTGGGAGGACGTGAAGACGACCGGCGCTGTGGAGCAGTGGATCGCCGACATGCGGGCGGCGAAGCGCCATCCGAAATCCATCCTGTCGCGGGTCGGCGCGGTCCGCGGCTTCTTCAGGTGGCTCGCGACCGAGGGTCACATCGAGCGGGATCCGCTGGCGAAACTCGCACCGATCAAGGTCCCGAAGTCGATGCCCCTCGTACACAGCAGGCCGGTGGTCCTCCAGCTCCTCGAGGAGGCGAAGACCGCACGCGAGAAGGTGGTGCTCGAGGTGCTGTACGCGGCGGGCCCGCGGCGCCAGGGCCTCCTCGACATCAAGCTGACGGACCTCGACCTGAAGTCGCGCCTCATCCGGATCCGTCACAAGGGCGGAAAGGAGCGGTTCATCGTCATCACACCGCGCGCGGTGCTGGCGATCCTCCGGTGGCTTCCGCAGCGGAACATGATCGCGTCGAACTTCGAGAAGGACGATGGGTATCTTTTCATCGGCCGCCAGGGTCAGCTGAGCGGCCAGAGGATCCTCGACATCGTCCACGCGGTGGCCGATCGGGCGAATGTCCCTCGGGCCAACTGCCACAGTCTGCGCCATTCCTTCGCGACCCACATGCTCGACGGCGGCGCCGACCTTAGGGACGTCCAGGAGCTGCTCGGCCATGAATCTATCGCGACGACGCAGGTTTATACTCACGTGTCCATGGAGCGCCTCAGGCGGGTGTACGACCGGGCGCACCCGCGCGCCGGGACCGAGCCGCCCAAGAAGGAGGTCCCCCACTGCCCCTTCAACCCGCCCACGGTGTGCCCGATCTGCACGCACGCGGGCCACTGGGGGCGCTGCGGGGAAGGCGGTTGCACCTGCAAAATCGAGGCGCCGATTGTGCGGTGAGGCCGCTCGAGCTAGATTTCGCGTTTGGAAAGGAAGGGGGGCCCCATGCTTCTACGTGAGTTCATCCGCGACAGCCTGTCGGAGATCTCCACGGGCGTGCGTGAGGCCAACTCGGGCAGGAAGGCGAAGAGCGCGGCTCAGTTCTCGATACGGCCGGCGGAAGACCGCGGCGCGAGCGGCAGGATCGGTTTCGACGTCGCGGTGGTGTCGGCGGCGCGCGCGAAGGAGGCGGCTGCGTATGACGTGCGCGTGGTCGGCAAGGTGGACAAGGACAGGGGCGAGGTCCCGGTTCCGAACCCAAGCCGCGTCACATTCGAGGTGACGGTCAACTCAGAGATCACGTGACCCCCGCGCCATCAGCGCCTCCTCGATGAGCAGCGCCATTGTAGCTGACGCGCTGCGCTTCTCCGCCTTCGCCAGCTTGAGGACGGCGCGCAGGGTGTCGGGGGCGAGCTGGGTGGCGGTGCGGGTGGCGCCGGTGTCGTGGATGCGTGGGCGGCCGCGCTTCTTGACTTCGCGTGTTCTTGGCACCATACTTCAATCGTCCTTTCGGCCACGGGCGCACGGCGTGAGACGTGCGCCCATTTTCATTTCTGCTCCGGCAGCACCCTGATTTTCCCCGTCGCCAGGTTGACCTCGAACATCTGGCCCTCCTTGATGTCCACAGGCGCAATGATCAGATGTCCGAGAAACGGCTCGGCGAGATAGCAGAGCCCTGATTTCGGATCCTGCTTGACGCGCATCCCTTGCTGGATGTTCTCGCCAGCCTTGAATACCTGCTTCGGCTCTTCCATCGTTCACCTCCAGTACGAAGACGGGGCGGAAGGGGCGGGGCTCGAACCCGCAAGGCGCCGTGAGACGCCGGAGGATCCTAAATCCTCTGCCATTGTCCTTTTCGGCCACCCTTCCGTATCCCGCATTCCAAAGATCGCTTACCGCTTATGCACCTTAGACAGCAGGGGGGAGGATTTATTACAACAAAAAAGCACGAAAAGTGCGATTTTCCGGGAGGCCGTTTTGCCGTTCGCGATTTCTGTAACACTTTCGGTGGAGAGTCGTCTAGATTGACCGCGGGGGAGGGGGCTGCTGGAATTGGAGGGCCCCTTGCGTATCTCGTCACTTCGGCGTACTGGAATCGCAACTAGATCACGCTTGGATACTCAGCGGACGACATTCCCTTGGCTTGCTGTAGTCTTCATAGGTGTCTTGATTGCCTGCGTGGTGGGGTACGTCCTAGTAAACCACTATCAAGAACGAGAAAAAGAAGCCGCAGCCAAATCACAGTTTGAGAACGCGGTTCGAACGGAGCTGTCAGCTGAAAAGAGATTGCTAGAGGCTGATCTCAAAAGACTAGACCGTTGGCGACTGGCTTCTCAGCAGGACAAGTTGCATCTTCTAGATGACTGCAAGTCTTGCAAGGGCAGAGGAATCCTCAGAGTGACGCTACCGGAGGAATTGGGCGCCAAGGTTATCAACTGCCCAGTCTGCGAAGGGGATGGTATCTCCGCCGAAGCCAAGCAGAGAGACTGGGAGCTTAGGAATCCAGAGAAGGTCGCAGAACTACAGGCGAAGCTCGATGAGATCCGGAAATCAACAAAACGAGAGCTTCAAGATGCTCTTCTAAAGGCCGCCGGCTACTGCCTCACCTGCAATGGCCGTGGAATTCAAGCAACTCCAGACCAAAAAACCGGTGGTATTGAGTGTAGGGCCTGCGGTGGCCGTGGGCGCCTCACGGATTAGAAAGATGCGCGACCGCTACCTCGTCGTCGTCGCCATTGTCACCTGCGTATACGGGCTCACCTGCTTCTGGTTCGACGGCCACATCTCAGATGACAAGGAGGCCGAGGATTGGTGCCATCTCGGCGAACGATACCAGCACGCGAACGATGACAAACATGCGATCGAAGCGTTCTCTCACTCGCTGGACCTTCGGCCCGACGCCAGGACGTACAGATTCCGGGCGTACTCTCACTGGCGCCTGATGAACATGGTGTCCTGCGATCGCGATCTACTCGCCGCGGCCGAGCTGGCCCACGAGATTCACCCCGCCGGCTTCACTGATGCCGCGGGCACGTCGGGTTCTTCGACCACTTCCCCGTGACGGGATCAGGCGGCGCGCACGTGCATGGAGGAAGCGGCGGGCACGGCGGTGGCTGAGGGGTGTAAGGATGCTCGTACGGCGGCCGATGAACAGCACATGCCGGATCTGCGGTGTCGATGAACGAGTCGCGATACCCTGAGCCCGGTGGGTTGGGACACCAGTCGCACGTGCAGATGGCCATTCATTGGTTCCTTAACCTATTCCAAGTTTCTTCAGCACCACGTTCAAAATCAGCATCAGTAGCGCCATCACGATTGGGACCACGATTCCCAGCATCTTCAGCAGGTTCGCGGTCCTCCTCTCCGACTTGCTTTCCTTGTCCTTGATGGCGTCGGCCAGGATCGTGAGCTTGGTGGTGAACGTCTCCGTCATGTTCTCGAGGTCTTCCTTGCGCGGAACTTTTTCGAGGTCAGCCATGATGCCCTCCACCCTCTCCGGCAGTGCGAAGATGGGAGTCAGGTCGTCCCTGAGGTCGTGAACATTCCGTCCGATGTTCTCGATCCTCAGCTTCACGGCTTCGTGACGCTCGATGCTCACTTTCTCCATGGAATGGAATCGCTGATCGTCCAGCTTCTCGTGCGACTCCAGGCGGGCGAATATGACCTCCTTCAACTGGGAGAGATCCTCCCTGTTGATTCCCCGGCGATCCTCTCCTGTGTACGCCATCCGGTGTTCCAGAATGGGACGCGAAATCAAAAAACTTGACCCGAAGATTCCCTGAAGATGCGCTGTGGTTCCATGGCTTCCTCAGGGGGCCCCTTCCGCCTCTCCTGACCCTTTTTTCGTCATGCAGATTTCCTGAACACTCTGCCGATTTCCTTACCTAGCACTTCATGGTGCTTCACGAGCCGGGGCCCGAGTAGTCCTGCCGCCGGATTGACCCCTGGCGGTTGGGCGAAAGGGCTCCGGCTGCATCGATACACGCCACCTCTCAGGAAAACTCGGGACTCTCAAGCGTAACCCGCATGAACATCCCGGGCATCCTGGTCAGGCTCGCCCCTCCAGGCTGCGCGCCGAGGCCGAACTCCACGCCGATCCGTCCGTTCTCCTGCCCCTGATAGATCACTCCGACGATGTGGACGTGATGCACGGCGTTCGAGAGTCCGCTGTTCGTGACGGCGTTCGACAGGGAGTTCCGGCGCACCCATGCTCCGTTGTCGACCTGTATGTCGAAGCCGCCGGTCGCGTCGGTGTCCTCGCCGCTGTCGGTGTCGTGGTAGAGGGCCAAGGACCCGCCGCCGCTGCCGGCGGTCTGGACGTCCCCGATGATCTCGATGACGTACCGCTTTCCGGCGCCGATCGTGTCGAACCAGAGGACCTCGTCGGCCTCGCGCGTGGTGGATTCGAAGTCCTGGTCCTCGGACGCCTCGACGATCTTAAGCAGCTGTCCCATATCACCTGGCTCCGAATACGACGGTGTCGATGTCGATGATGCGGGAGTTCGTGCCGGCTTCCTTCTCGATCTTCACGCTCAGGCCGAACTTCTCACCCGAGGCGTCAGGGATGTTCGTCGTCTCCGTTCCAAGGCTGACGCCGTCCATGAAGAACTCGACGGAATCCTCGTCGCCGATGATCGTGAGGACGTGGTTGCCGGTCGTGACGGCCACGCTTGAGGCGTTCTGGGTCGTGCCGCCGCTCACCTTCACGCACATCCGCTGCCAGTTGGCCGAACCGTCTCGGTCGTAGTGGATGACGACTCCGTTCGTGGGGTCGCCGCCCAGGGGGTTGTTGTTGAAGCCGATCCATAGCTCGTAGTCGTCCGTCGCGTCCGCCAGGGTCGGCAGGTTGAACGCGATGGAGCAGATGAAGAACTTGTCCTCATCGAACGGACCAAGGATCGACCCTGTGGCGTAGGCGGCGCGGCCTCCAGCCGAACTTCCCGTCTCGAGACGGACGACGCCGAGTTTCCCCGCGACTTCTTGGTTGTGGGTGATGGCCGCCGCGAGCCCTGAGACATTCTCGTTCCATGGGAGGACTTCCTTGGTGTTGTCAGAGCCGATCAGCGGATCCGTGACGAGGTAGGCGTCGGCGCTCGGGTTCAGGTCACCGACGCGCGTCACCTGCTCCATCGCGAACGTCCGCTCCACGTCCAGCCTCTTCTCGTGCCAGCGACCGGTGTCGGATCTGGCGTAAATGAGGGCGTACCCGGTGGGGGCGCGCGACGGCTCCTCATCGAACATCGCCCACCGCCCACCGATACCGGTGTGGCTGGGGCGGCCGAAGAAGAAGTATCTCTGCACGCTATTTCACCCCCGCCAGCGCCATACGCCTCCGACTGCTCGCCGGACTGTAGGCGCCCTGAACCGCCCCGACCATCCGGAACGTCTTGTCGTCCGCGGTGTCGTCGGAGCGGCGGAAGAGATACCAGTGGATACGGCCACCGCCCATGCGGCCGGGGCCCCCGAGGTGGAGCGGCGTCAGCTCGAACCTGAGCATCAGCACCTGGTGGGCGCTCGTCGGGTTGTCCCCGGCGGTGATCGACTTCTTGATTACCGTCCAGGTCTCGCCGGCCGTCTCCGCCGGCCCCTGCACGACCTTGTAGGAGAGCTGGAAGTCCATCTGCTCGTCGCTGGCGAGATTGGTCGGGAGGACGTACGGCACGAGGATCTCGAACCGGACGTCGCCCTCCATGCTCGGGATCGGAGTGTCGCCGAAGTCGTAGTAGACCTCGCCTGGCGGAAAATCGGCGGCCGCCCACGCCTTGTCCACGAGCGGCAGGGCCGGGATCCACTCGCCCGTATCCCCAGACGGCGCCGGCGGCAGCACACCGGCCACCGAGTACGACGGCGACGTGGGATCGAAATGCGGCCCCACCTGGCAGGGCGGTGGGGTCTTGTAGTCCTTTGGGAGGTAGATGAACGGCCGGATCCCGCGTTCAGCGTCCGGCGTCTCGAGGATCGGCTGGTCGGACGATACGTCCTCGGCCGGAACGTACTTCGGTCCCCACGAGGATGGGATGCCCAGGAAGTGCGCGCCATAGTAGGCGTCTTCTCCACGCGCCGGCATGACGTCCTCATATGCGAGTGCAGAGCCCTTGCCCCGCACGTCGAAGAGAATGTCACCACGGAGGGCTGCCATCCGGCGATCGACCATGCAGTCTGAGTCCGAACCGCCGGACTTTTCCATCACGGACGTCTCCTGAGTCGCGGCGCGATCGCGGGCGATCAGCTCGTTCTGGCGCTGGCCTTCCGTCTGGTGGACCGGACCTTGAATCGACTGGGACTGCGAATACCCCCCTCGGCCTTCTCCCTGCACGCCGCGCTGGGAATTGAATCCCCCTCCCAGCCCTTTGTTTGAAAAGTTTGACTCGGTCTCAACCGGAACGTGTCTGGGGCCAGGGGCCGGCGGGACCGACAGCGGCATCATGTAGAAGAGCTGGCGCAGCTGGGCCACGTACTTGCCGTCGGTGAAGAACCCGCCGCGCATGTTCGTGTTCAGGCACCGGGTGGCGCGCTTCGGGGCCGTAGCTTGGTTGCTTGCGGTCTGCGTCGCCGGAAAAATGAACGTGGCGCCGGACTGGCCCTGCTTCTTGAAGTTCCCGCCCTTGGAGATCCTGCCATAGAGCGACGAGAGGAACCCGGCGCCGTTGAACCCCCTGCCCTTTGGAATCGGTGGGCCGACTTCCTTGATCTCGACGCCCCACTCAAGGTCCTGGTCCAAGAACCAGCACATGCGCTTCTTTTGGTTCACTCCAATCGTGGAGCGGTGGGCAGCCGACGACGACGGATTCTCGTGGTCGACGATGTGCCGAATTGACCAGACTCTGTCTACACCTCCGTGATCAAGAAAGACCCAGTTGTCAGGCTCGAAGCGCGCTCGTGAAGAAACTGGGTGACCAACACCATCTGCATTAATGGCTTTTGGAGCCTCTGTGTCGAAAGTGGAAATGGCAACGGCACGGCCTCCGACACCGAAACCGAGCTTTGCGACCCGATCATTTGTGGTTGGAGTCTTGGACAGGTCCCACGGCGTCAGCATTCCATAGTTGTTGCCAAACGTCCGGTCATAACTCTTCGAAGGCTTTAATCTCAGGCCCCTCATATTCCGCCTCCGCCGATCTGGTCACCTAGCTTCCTGGACTGGTTCGCGCGTGTCTCGCTGTCGAAGCGCTGAGGGGTATCCGCGGAACCCAGAGCCATCGCAGCACCTGGAGCGTTGATTGCGATGAACGTGTGTGCCGCGCCACCGTACCACACATGCTGGATTGAGGAGACGCTTCGTTCGAGAGCACACTGCACGAATCCGGAGTATTCGGTCACGTATCCTTCGGTCGCGAGTTCTCCGCTCAGGAGAGGCTCAGCCTTTCTTTGGCCTTGCTCGACGCACGCCTTCAAGTTCATGGGGAATCCGAGGTCATCCTGATACATCCTCAGGTCCGGAGCGCTGACAACCTGAGGCTTTACGGCGGTTCCGCGATTGACTCCGCAGGCTTCGACCTTGCCTTTTTCAGATCTGGCGAAGATCACGCTTGAGAAATCGGTGGGTTCGTTTCGGTTGACCTCATGGCCGAATGTGGCACTGACAGCGCCATCTGTGAGAACCGTCGCTGAACCACCTTCGAAGACCATAGGCGGATCAATGACACATACCGGCTGATCAAATTGGATGAACGCTGTTTCTGTATCAAATGTGTATGCCGTCCGTGGGATAACACCAATGGGCAGGTTGCTAATGACATGGCAGCCACCCTCCAGTCGGAACGTACCTGCAAGCCTCCTAATATCAAGGTCCGCCTTTGCCACCAGAGCCACCAGACTTGCCAATACCTCTACAACCTTCTTCTTTTGTGTCGCAGAAGCCTCTTTCTCAACCTCGCTGACTGTTAGAGTTTCAATTACGCGCTGTTGACGACCACCGAGTTTAAAGTCGATGTCGATGGAACCCCACAGCTGTTGAGCAATCCTCAGGTCAGTTGCAGGCCCCCTCTCAAACTGAGCGTTGGCTCTAAGCTCGCGAGCCCCGATGTTTCTGATGATGTCATCGAGTGACAATTGATGCGCTCGACCAATCTCCTCCAACTCACGCAACCGGCTATCCTTGAGATCTCTAAGATGCTTAGATGCTTCCACTGAGTCTGTGAAAAAGACCTCAGCTACCTGTCGGCCACGTACAATCGGCGGAACGAGGACCAATGGCCCCGCATTTGATTTCGCCTTCACGCCTCCGCCCGGAAAGAGCTGACGGATCTCCTGCTCGAACATCGGGGCGTCCAGCGCCGGCAGCCATGCAACGGCTGTGTCATCCATGTCCGCGATGAACGGAGCGCCGCCAGCACCTATGTTCTCGCTCATCTCGAAGAGCATGTCAGGGACATAGAGCCGATACGCTTGGCTGCGCATGATGTCCCTGCGTTGGTGGTGGAGGGAATTGATCGCCTGAGCCGCTGCCGCATCGCTTACAGAGAGGCCTTGAAGATTTGGAACAGGGCCCGCGTTGAGGACCTCCCTCGCCTGTGCAGTTGATTCGAAGTTCCTTCTCGTCTGTCGCGGAGGTACATCGTGGAAGCTCATCTCAGGCGCCATCACCTGCCGATTCACCTGCTCGATCGAGTATCCTTTCCAGACTTTGTCGATGTCGATCAACCGGTAGATCCGGCCGTCCACATCTTCGAAGGCGGGGCTGTAGCTCGTGGTCAGGCGTCGGACGGCGCGGCGCCCAAGGACCACCACCACCGGAGGCACAGGCTCGTAGGTGACGGTCTTAGTCTCGTACGAGGTCCAGTTCGGACGCTCGCCGCTTCGCCCGATCTCACGGATCACCTCGCCTGGGTTCATGTGCTTCACGCCGCGGCGCGCAATCAGGTAGTTACCGTCGGGCTGGTACTTGGCCACCAGGCGGTAGTTGTCGAGAAGATCTTGAATCACCGAAAGCGTCGAGTCGCCCACACGGTCGATTTCCTCGGGAGGCGGGAGCTCAGGGAGTCCGTTGGTCTGAACGATAGGGCTGCCCGGCAGCTGCGAGAAGAGATACCGGATCACCTCGGAGAACGACCACGGTGTACCGTCGAACTCCGCGCTGGTGCCGGTGCCGCCACTGCGCCGACCCTTGCCTGGCTTCTTGATAGTCCTCGGGTCGTATCGCCCGCTCCTGAGACGGCAGTTGATCCGTCCGAGGACGGCACCCGCTCTGTGGTACTGGCTGCGGATGTCGGTGAGGTTGATCCGGACTTCTCCCTCTCGGTGGGACAGGATGTTCGCGAGATTCCGGCTGACTTCCTGGGCGTTGTCGAGGTAGACGTCCTCGTAGACAACCTGATCGACGGGGCCGCCGTTCTCGATAGCGGATGTCAGGACGAGCTGGCCGTACAGCTTCAGTCCGCTCCCGGGAAGGATTGGCTTGTGCGGCGCGGCATGGGTGGATTTCCCGAAGAGCTTCCACCACGTCTGGATTGAGATGAGCCCAGGATCGTCGGCTTGCCGCGCTTGACCCCGCCACGGAATCACATCCAGCTTCAACGACAGTTCTTTGAGCACCGAGTAGTCGATGACGACCATGCCTGGCTCAGGCGTGAGGCCATCGCTCCGGCGGTACTCGACTTCCTTGATCGCGTAGCCCTGATAGGTGCCCGAGTGGATTTGGGTCGTCATTGACGGATGGCTCCGTCAGCCGGCGGGTTTCCGGCGGGTCCGATCTGCTTCGACGAGTTGTGGCCGACGTGATTTGGCTTTGGAACCTTCGCAGCCGTGCAGTACCAGACCTCGTTGAATTCGAGCGTCATCTCGCCGTCGACCAGCGTCGGGTCCGCGTTCGTCTCGAGGCGCTCCTGGCGTGCCATCGTCGCTGATTCCGAGAAGTGCGGAGCCGGCGCCTTCACCTGGCCCTCGGCGCCCGTGACGGTCCCGATGACCTCGACCAAGAACGGCTCTCGACGCGCGCGATGGAGAAGGGGGGTGTCGTTGGAGCCCACCTGTAGATCTACCTCGTGGCCCTTGCCTCCCCGCCACCGCACCACGCACTCGATGGAGACTCTCGACTCTTCCCAGACCCAGACGGCCGCGGCAGTCCGCTCGCTGAACGTCTCCTTGATGCGTTCCCTGACCTTCCCAGACGGCTTGAACTGCATGATCGTCGAGAGGGCCTTCTGGTAGGTCTTGGCGGTCGCGGAGGCTTCCCAGATCTTCCGGATGACCTTGCCGTCGATGTTCTTGTCAACGGTGAGCGCGATGTAGAGGTCCTGCACTTCAGAATCGCCGGGCAGTTTCGCGTAGATGGTGAGTGCGTACCGCCACTTTGATCCGCCGTTCCCGTCCTCGACCGGCTCGTCGAAGTCGACGACGGCCGGGCCGTTCTCGCAGGTGCCAGGGGAGTAGGTCCACTTGTCGTTGCCGTCGAGGGAGATGGCGACCTCCACCGGCTTCAGACGCAAGGCGACGAGGTCCGAGTACTCCTTCGCCTGGTCGGCGACGGCTCCTGGGGTGGAATCGACGATGTTGCCCTCGATCTGGATCCAGACGTCGACCCAGTCGACCTTCCCGCGCTGGTTCAACTTCTTCTCGTGCTTGAGAGAGAAGGAGTAGTTGGCGTCGATTTCGACGGTGCCGGTGTCGTCGGAGATCTCGATCTTGTAGCCCATGCCCTATCGCCCTGAGAGGTTCAGGTGGACGCTTCTTGATTCACGGTATCGGTCGTGAACGAGCTCGATCGCCAGCTCCTCGGTCTGTTCCTTGATCTTGTCCTCGAGGTCTGTCATGGCATCCTTGAGCGTCCGGCCGAGCTCCTTTTCGATCCGCTTGGTCTCGGCGATCGCCTCGGCGAGCTTCTCACGGGTCTCCTTGACTTCCGCCCGGTTGTTGGAGATCTGGTTCTTGAGCTCGATGAAGCTCTGGTAGATGAACCCGACGGCGGCCCCCGCTCCCGCCCCGACCCCTCCGATGAATGAACCGAACTGGGCGCCAGTCAGAGCCGACGCGCCCACTCGACCAAGGACGCCAGCGGCCCCCTCGTCTTCTGTCGGCAACGCCAGCTGCGCGGCGCCAGTGAGCAGTGTTCCGGACACGCCTCTGAAGTGGGAGCGCAGCACGCTTCGGCCGCGACGAAGCACGGACTGGCTGGCGCGGTCCCGTCCCTCCGGTGCAAGGCTCCGAGTACTGCGGACGTTGTCGAGAAAGCGACGGCGCCTGTCTGCGGCGAGCTGCCGCCGAGTCGACGCCACCTCAAGCGCCTCGAGGGCGTCGCGGCGGAGGACCGCCTCCTCGATTTCTCTAACCGCATCACGGTCCTGTGCGATCTCCTTTGCGATCTCGGCCGAGAAGTGAGCCTGTCTGGAGGCGGCGAAATTCGCCATCCGCTGTGGCCCGCTCAGGAGCGACTGCTGACGCCCGGTGGAGACAGGGGGGCCTCCGCCACCACCTGCGGAGGCTCCAAAGCCGCCCTCGAGGCGGATGACAAGTTCGCTGCGGACTTCGCCGGCCATGAAGGCTCCTAGGTCGTGGCGGTCTCGGGAATATTGCCCACCGCCGCCGCTGCGGCTTCCACGGACTTCATATCTGGCGTTTCACGCGCCGGCGGTTCCGGAGCCGACGGCGGCGACAGTGGCGCGGGTTTGGGTTCAGCGGCTTCGTACAGCTTCTGGATGGCCTCGAGGGCGAACTCGGACAGGACCTCGGTGTCGGCGGGGCCGAAGAGGAGATTGAAGCCTTCGCCTCTCAGGTAGCTGCCGATGTTGAGCGCCTCTCGGAACTCGACGGTCGAGGCTTCGTTCCATTCGACGAGGAGGTGCCGGAGCTTCTTCGCCGCTCCTTGGTAGTCAGCGGCCGCGCCGGACGCGAAGGCGTTGCGTGCGGTGGCCAGGACGCGCGTCAATTCGCGGGCGAGCACTAGGCGCTCGTGGAAGGCCGCCACGCCCTTCGGATCGGACGGCACGAGCTGGAAGGGCTCCGAGTCCTGACCGTCCGGCAGATGGAAGACCACCCGGAGGTTCCGGTCCCACGTCCACGGCTTCGTCTGGTCCATGGCTGCCCCTGATTACGAGTAGGCGATCGGAAGATTCGCCGCCAGGCTGTCCGTGATGTTCCCGCCGCCGCCCCCGATGACGACCGGGAAGTGCACGCGCCAGAGCTTGATGAGCTTCTGGGCGAAGAGCCCCGCGAGGTCGCTCGTGATCGTCTTCGTGAAGACGTCGCCCTCGCGCGGGACCTTGAGGTCGAGGACGATGTCGGCGTCCGTGTTGTCGACCGAGGGCAGGTGGGTGGCGGCCGCCGCCGCGTCGAAGTTGAAGGCGAGGTTGCCGGCGTCGCCGCCGGGGATGCTGACCGCCACCGTGCCGGTGATCACTTCGACCCCGCGGGAGGCCACGAGGTGGTCCGCCGTGCGCGAGGCGTCGTTGAACCACTCGACGAGGAACGACGGCGGATTGACCGACGCCGTCGCGAACTTGCGGGTCACCTTCAGGTACGCCACGCCCTTCGACTCCCCGCTCTCGCCGGGGTTCGTCCAGACGGGGCTCGAGATGATGTTGCCGTTGTCGCCGCTCTCGACGGGGGTGACGTACTGGGGCGTCCACGTGAGGCCCACGGGACCATCCTCGTAGAACTGGCCTACCGTGGCCTGGTTGTCGGCCGGAATCGTGGTCGTCCCATCCGGCAGCGGCTCGTCGAGGACGAGATCACAGGTCAGCCTCGTCCGCCCCACCGTGTCGTCGACGCAGTGGAACTCGAGCCGCCCCGGCATGAGGTTCATGTACGAACCCCCGACCCCCGGCTCCGTCAGTTGCCCGATGTTCGTAGACTGGCCGGTGATGGCGCCGATGGTGATCGCCGGACCGGTGATGGTCCTGCCGTTCAGGACCATGTCGGTGTAGATGGCGCCCCAGATCCCGCCGCGGCGCGTGATCCGAACCTCGCCCGTGGAGCCGAGAAGGGTCTGGTTGTACTCGTAGATGATGGGCGGCTCGCCCACGACGCCGGCCGACAGGCCCATCACCTCGGAGATGTAGGACCGGAGCCATCCGTCCTCGAACGCCGTGCGCGCCGCCCCGTAGATGTCCGCCAAGGACTGCGCCTGGGCGTCGAGGGCGTCCTTGGAGCGTGCCTCCTGGAGGTCCTCCCGCTGCGCCTGGAGGCCGCTGCCGCCGGTGTTGATGTAGACCGAGTTCACCTTCTCCTTGAAGAAGGTCGAGCCGCCGGACGTGATCGACCTGCAGTACACCCAGTGCCTGTGGATGGCATCGAGGATTCCGAGCTCGAGGCCCATTTCCTGCATGTGCCCGGTGGCGCCGTAGTCGAGTGAAGGCATCTGTTCTCTCTCCTCCTAGGCGATCGAGATCGTGGCCGGAACGCCCGTCTTCAGGTGGGCCATTCCGGTCCCGCGGATCTCGCGCATGTCCAGTCCGTCGTGTCCGATTTCCTCGAACGTGAAGCTGACTTCGTTCAGAGTGATCGTCAGGGTCTTGGCCGGGCTCTGGGCGGTGGCGGTGAACCGGAAGTCGTGGCGGGTGCCCGCCCGGGACGCCTTGATGACCGCCCAGGCTTCGTCCGACACCTCGGAGGTGAAGTCCACCCAGACCACCGTCGGGCCCGCCTTCACCACCTGGTGGAGGAGCGCCCCCATGTCCCACTCGTGGTCCGCCGCGTTCTGGTCGAGGATGATCTCGAGGTCGCGGAGGCGGATGGACACATTTGCTCCCGCTGGGTCGCGGACGAAGGCCGCGGCGTTGACCGTGAACGGGTTCTTTTCGGTCGACCAGCTGCCCGGGAACGTGAGGCCCCCCGTGCCCTTGGCGTTCACGATCGGGAGCCGCCCGAGGTAGGCGCCCGTCACCTCCAGGATCCCGCGCGGGAACGGGGCGTGGAACGTCAGGCGGTGGACCCAGGCGTCCTGGATGCGGACGACCTCTCCGATGTCCCCGGCGGCCCCGTTCTCGACCCACCCGAGGGTCAGCCACTCGTTGACCTGGGTCTTGAGGATGTAGTAGTTCCCGGTCTTCGGCCCCCAGTTCGAGCGGAGAAGGAGGTCGAGCGCCGAAGGCGTCGCGTGGGCCTCCAGACGCCCCGCAGGCTTGTCCGAGACCGTGAAATCCTCTTCCGGGCCAGGAGCGACCGGATTTGTCATCCAGAGGTCCCTTGCCTTCTCCGGAGAGACGGGGATCTCGGCAGAAGTGGAGAAAACCACGGGCGCGGCCGAGAAGTTCGTTACAGGCGTGCCCAGCGCGCTCTGGACGGCGGCAAGAAGCGCGGCCCTCCTGCCGGACCTGACATTCGTGGCGGTAGGCATGGCTTACGGCGTGGTCGCCACCCCCCTCTTGTTGATTCGCAAGGTCCCCTGGGCCACCATCTGCGGCTGGGAAGAGGGCGGCGTGCCGTTTCCGGTCGTCCAGAGCTCGATCCAGACGAAGTAGTTCCCCGGCGGGAACCAGCTCTCGTGCGGGTAGAGGATGAAGGCCGCCTCGCCGATGAACGGGTCGAAGCCGTTGAAAAAACTGACGTCGGACAGGCCCGCGTCCGCGTCCCAGTTAGTCGGGGGGGTCGTGGCGCTGTAGGTGTACCCCGGCGGGTAGGCCGTGCGATACCAGTACCACCAGGGCTGGCCGCGGACGAACAGGATCCCGCCGCTCAGGACCCGGTCGTAGATGGCGTCCACCACGATGCCGAGGCGCGTGCTGTTGGCCGGGTAGGGCGGGATGGTCTTCCGGACGACGGAGAACGCATCGGGATCGTCCTGCTTCCTCTTGATGGTCAGGCGGATGGTCGGCGCGTACGGCGAGTTGCCGGACGTCATGGTGACCGCGAAGACGCTCAGGGCCTGGAGGCCGTAGATCTGGTCGGTGAAAGCCTTGAGCTCGTAGACGAGGAGCGTCTCCGTGTACTGCGTGACCTCTTTGGTTTCGAGTTCTGGCATGGGTCAGCTCCAGCGGCGGGCCTCCACTTGGAGACTGACCACCGCCTCGAAGAGCATCTGGCCGGCCTGCCGCCCGACGTCTGAGATCTGGCGCTGCTGTGGGCCCGTCCAGGAGACTGTGGTGGGAGTGAAGAGCTGGACCTGGCCCGAGATTTCGAAGACCGAGGCGTTGTCGGTCAGCGTGTCCGCCACCTGCTGGCACTTCTGGCGTGCCGTCTTTTGCCACTCGATGTCGTTGGTGCGGATGGACCAGTAGCCGATGCGCAGGTTGTAGACGTCGTACTGCTCGCCGCGGCCCCGGCCTTCGAAGGGCGACGTGCTGTCGAGGCCGATGATCCAGAGGTCCATGGAGGCCGCCAGATGGCTATTCACCTTCAAGAATTCCAGGTCGTCTTCGTACGTGGAGTCGCGCTTCAGGACCGTGCCGATCGAGCCGATGCCGCTGACGGCCGTGTGGACGGCGTCGATCACCGTTTCGAGCGAGGGCACCGCCGTGACCATCTAGACCTCTTTCACCGTGAAGGGATCCGCCTCGGCAACCCTGAAAAGCACGCTGAAGTCCACGTTGCCGGTCATCGTTTCCTCGTCCGTCTCGGTCTCGTGGAACGCGCAGCCTGTGATCCACGTGCGGCGCGCGAGGAAGACACCGCCGCCGACGTCCCAGCGTTCGTTGGAGGCGATGACCTTGCACACGTCTGCAATGAGGTCGCTGATCTTCTCGTTCGAGGCGTCACGCTGTGCGATGCAGATGACCTGGAAGGAAGCGACGCACTCGTACGCGCCCCGGAGGTGCGGCTCCTGCGTGGTGGCGAGCCGCCGGAGCTGCACGGCCGGCAGATTCGGTGCCTCCATGGGCGGCGGCGAGTCGCTCGCCCGGTGCGCAGCCTGCACGTCCTCCTCAAACCCACCGCCTGGCGCAATTGCGTCCAGCTTGGTCTGGATGAGGTCGGCGAGGCGTTCGTCGATTGAGGTTGGCATCAGCGCACCGTGCCCCCGAAGGAGGCCCCAATCGCAGCGGCGGCGCTTCGGATTTCTTCCACGATGGGCACGTACTGCTGAGTGGTGTATGCCTTGAACTGGAGCTTTCCCGCGGCCTCGAGGATGCCCGCGTAATGCGCCCGGGACCCTCCGCAGTGGGAGCTGAGCCGGAAGACGCCGCGGAAGCCCCTGGCGGTCGTGCCGGGCGTCGTGACCGTCATGCGGACGCTCTTCTGGAGGTTCTCCTTGCGCTTTCGAACCCCGAGGGCGGCGTTGATCTTGATGTAGCCTCCGCGCCCTCGGATGGGCGTCGGGTTCGACATCCGGTCCCTGATCACGTTCTGGCGAAGGATTGGAGCGGCCCTTCGAAGGACGCCATTGACCATGAACCCGAACTGCTCGGCCAGCTGGCGCTCCGCGGTCAGCGGATTCCAGTCGCGCCGGCGCCCGATGCCGTATGCGCCAGTGAGATCTGGTGGCGCGCCGAATCTGGACGGACGATGGCTGAGGTGGGTTCCGCGCTGCCCGAACATGGCCACGTCGCCCCCTTACTTCCGCTCAACTTCTCAAGTTCCACGCGAGCCAGATCGCCGCGACCGCAATGATGAGGGCCACGATTCCCACGAGTCGCGCCCTGCTCATGGCCTCTCGCTGCTCCAGGCCGTCCGAGTCGCTCATGTCGTCGGCGGAGGCTCCACAGTCGTCTTCTTGTCAGTCGAACTGCCCCCGAGTAGCATCCCCAGCAGATTCCCGACGATCCCAAGCGGTCCAGGCAGTGGAATCTTGGTCGCCGCATGGAGGAGGGTACGCGCGAACACGCCGATGATCCCGCCGGCGGTCGCCCCACTGGCCACGGCCTCATCGTGGATGGACTTGATCTCGTCGAGGTTCTTCTGGGTCTGGGCGGTGATCTGGACGGTCAGGGCCATCATGTCTGCCAGAGGAAGCTCGCCCGCCTTGACCTTCGCGTAGAGGTCTTTCGCTTCCGTCGCCAGCTTGACGTTCTCCGCCACGAGCGCATCGACGCGGGCCTGACGCTCCTTCGAAAGCCCGCTCGTACAGCCCCACACCCCTCCCGCCAGGGCCAGGACCAGAATCAAACTCACGAGGACTCTTCGCATGAAGGTCTCCTTTCGGTTTTCTCGCCTCCCTGCGAGCTCCGCGCGGGAGCCCGCGGGAAGGCCCCGGCTTGTGCCGGGACCCCCATGGACGGCATCAGGGGCGAGAAGACCTAGTCGACCTTCAGGAGGAAGGCGAACTTCGGGTCGTGCACCACCTCGTCCATCGAGTGGCGGGCGCGGACCACGTCGCCGCGGCTGGCCTCCTCCCGGTACATCTCTACCGTCACGGAATTCGGGCTGTCAGGCACCCACAGGAACGAACGGCCGACCGCGGGGTCGACCAGGTTCTGGGGGTCGTCCGGCACCACGGCCACCATCGCGAAGGAGTTGCTCCAGACCTGGGTCGGGGTGACCGTCTGGCCTTCGTCCGCCGAGTTGCGGGCCGCGCCGGCGACGATCAGCTTCGTGAGGCCGAAGATCGACGCCATGGCCGACTTCAGCATGTCCCACGTGATGAGCGGGGCCCCGGGGAACTTGTTGGCGATCTGCGTCGACTGCAGGAGGAACGTGAGGTTCGTGTAGTTCAGGATGAGGGCGTTCGGCCAGGTGCCGCAGTTGTCCTTCACGGTCTTGGCCGCCGTCGTCACGTCGTTGACCGGGGTCGAGGTCGCCACCGTCGCCCACGTCACGGCGGTGTCGAGGAACAGGCTCGCGCCCGTCCAGGTCGTCGTGTTGAAGAGGAGGGAGGACGCCCGCTTCTCCCGCTGCAGCATGAGCGCCCGCGTCGTGATCTTCGTCGCCACCATCTCGGCGTCGAAGTCCGAGGCGAACAGCCTGCGCTCGCTGTCGTCGACGATGTGCTCGAAGCCGAACTCCTCGCAGGCGTACGACATGTCGGCCAGCTTCGAGTGGATGCGGTTGTAGGTCGCGCGCGGCGCCCGCTTCGCGTCCACGTCCTGGAGGATCGATTCCGCGCTCAGGGCGGAGTACTTCGCCGCCTTCTGCTGGGTCCGGAAGACCGGCAGTGCCTGGTCGGCGACGAAATCGCCGAGCGAAGTGCTGTACTCCTCCCACGCCGCGCCCAGATCGGCCCGCGGCACCGAGTACGTCCCGTAGTTCATGCCTGTCCCTTTCGCGAAAAAGAAAGGGGGCCGCGCGAGCTTCAGTCGCGTGGCCCCCTGACGGGCCGCGAAGGTTCAGGCTTCTGGGCGGTTAATTACTCCGCCTCTGGCCGCTCGTGAGTCACGCGACCGAATGTCGCGCGACCCCCGTTTCACTCAGTTCTCTCTGTCCAGTTCTCCTTGTCCTTTCGGAGCATCACCTACAGGGTGATGGCCGAGGTGTTCATCACCATCACGGGGATGATGCTGTTGTCGCCGGACGCGGCCTCGAGGGCCTTGCCTTCCAGGCAGTTCGTGTTCGTCACGTTGATCTTCCCGGAGGCCCCGCCGTAGACCAGCGCCCCCTGCGTGATGGCGACCGCCGCCTTCATCGGGACCACCGTGGCGGGGATGAGCGGGATGCCCTTCAGCTGGTCGCCCGCGACGGCGTCGTCTTCGGCCACCGCCTCGGCCTTGCCGCCGGCGCCCGCGCCCGCCTGGACCCACTTGCCCGCGGTGTCGATCTTGATGCGCTCGTACCGGCCGATGGTCCCGGCCGCCTCGCGCGTCAGGCCGCCCTTCTGGTTCTCGAACGAGTACGCCATGACCTGTTCTCCTTCCTTGTTCTGTTGAGGTTCCCGTCGTCCCTACCGGATCCCCGCCGCCGCCTTGACCGCCGCATGGGCGGGCGCCTCGTCAAAGCAGTTGGCGACGTGCTTGTTGAAGAGGGCGCTGTTGCGCTCTCCGGCCTTGCCGCGCGCCAGCGTCGACATGGCCTGCTGCAGCGAGCAGCCGTGTTCCGCCGCATACTCCCGGGCCTTGGCCAAGAAGTCGTCGCTTCCCACGTCCGTCGTCGCCGGGTCGCCGCCGCTCACCACCGGAGCGGGACCGGAGGCCCTCTGCGGCTTCCGCGCGTCCGCCAACTCCCTCTCCTTCGCCTCGAGACGACCCCGCAGCACCTTCGAGAAAGCCGCCTCGGCCTTCTCCACGGTGGCGCCCGCCTCGTACTGCTCCATCACGAACTTGTCCTCGCCGGGGAACGCCGCCTTGAGATCGCCCAGGCGCTTGCGCTCCGCCGCGGCCGCCTCGCTCCGGATCTTGTCCTCGGCGGCGGCCTTCTCCGTCTCGTTCGCCATCTGCTCCTCCTCTGACAATGCCGCCGCCGGACCACCCGGCGACGATGAAACTCCTGCCTTGACGTAGTCGATGATCCCGAGCTTCTCCGCCTCCTCGGCGCGCCACACGCGGCCGTCCATCCACTCCGAGGAGACCTTCTCCTTCGTCAGCCCGCGCCCGCGCGCGATGTCTCCTGCGAAGCCGGACGCGATCCCGTTGATGAGTTCCCTGATGGGTTGAAGCTGCACTTCAGTGATGGGAGCGCCCGGGACGCCCATGCCCTTGTTCGGGCCGCTCGAGACGACGTGGATCTTCACGCCCTGCATCTCGGCCATGCGCGAGAGGTCCGCGTACGCCGTGTAGGCACCGAGGCTGCCCACCGTGGCGTTCGGATTGGCGGTGATCTTGTCGGCCTGCGAGGCCAGCCAATAGGCCGCCGAGGCCCCCACGTCGTTGATCTCGGCCGTGATGTCCTTCTTCGTGGCCGCCTGGTAGATGGCGTCCGCGGTTTCCTTCACGCCGGACACCTGACCGCCGGGGCTTTCGATCCTGAGCCTGATCGACTTCACATTGTCGTCGCCCATGGCCTGCGCGAGGTCCTGCTGGATCTCGCCATAGCTCGTGGCCTCGACGCCGAACCACCTGACGAGGTTTGGAACGCGCTTAAGAAGGACGCCGCTGATGCCGATCGAGGCGACACCCTCGGCCACGCTCAGGCGGGACTTCCTGGATGCCTCGTCGAATGGTCCCTCCATTGAGCGGGCTTGAACGCCCGGCGATACGGCCCCAATGACGGCCTCCGCATAGGTGCCAATGACCCAGTTGTTTGCATCGCTCGACAGATTCGCATGGAGTTCCTGCGGAACTGTCGTGGCCGTGCTTGAAGCCAAGGTCGTCCGCACCGGCAGCCGCGCCACCATCTGGAGAAACGCCTCGAGCGCGCGCGGCTCCATCGCCCACGTGTCCCGGACCAGATCGGCGAACAGGGGAGTCGTCATCTCATGGCTCCGATCTCCTCGAGGTCTGCGAAGTCAAGGGCGTCGATTTCGGCTGCGGACAAGATGGGCTCGTATTCCGCGGCCTGGCGTCGATGGACGCGCAGGGTTTCCTGCACCGTGACCGCTTCGAAGACAGACTCCGCCAGGCGGGCTTCCCTTGCTCTCGCAAGCGATTCCCTGGAAGGCTTGACGACCACGAGCGGCCCGCGCCCGATCGCATGGACGACCGCTGCGGCCGGACTGACCACCATGTTCGCCGTAATTGACACGCTGGGCGGATAGGCCGTGAGGTAAAGCCGCGCCGGTGCTGGCGTGACCCGCATAGGCCGCTTCGGCTTCTCCTTCTGCTTTTCATCCTTGCGCGTCTGTCGCCATGCAATTGATGGAGGCGGCGGCGTCGAAGCCGACTGGACGGTGACGGTCGGCGGAAATTGGGTGATGATGAGGCTGGCCGTGCCCGGGGTGACGGTCACATTCCCAGCCGCGGGGGCCACCGTCACCGTCGGTGCGAACATCGTCAACGTCAGCGACAACTTCGGGACGATGATGGAGAACTTCAGTACCGGAGCAAAAGTCGCCAGGCTCAACGCCTTCACAGGCACCGTGATCTGATGCTTGATGACCGGCGCGAATCTCGCCGTAGTCAGCGCCAGCGTGCCAGGGGTGACAAGCTGGTTGTTCGACGTCGTGACGGTCGGCGCAAAGGTTGTCAGGGTGAGCGAAGCCGTCGTAGGTGTGACCCTCACGCCGACCGTCACGGACGGCGCGAATGTGGTGAGAGCCAGCGTTTTGACCGGGACGACGATCGTGTGCTTGATGACAGGGACGAAGCGCGTCAGGGTCAGGGTCGCCGTCGAAGGCGTCACTGTGACGTCGTTCGACGCCGCCTGGATCAGGTCGCGGTCAAATATGCCGGGGCCGGCCATTCAGTCCTCGCTATCCCACCCGACTGAGAAGAGCCTGCGGATCCGCGTCGTCCAGGGACGCCAGCGTGCCGGCCACGAGGTTGTAGACCTCGTCGCCATTTCCCGTCGGAAGCCCGAAGAGCGTCGCGACCGACGCGAAATCGCTGCCGTCCGTGTTGTGGTCCATGATTTCCTTGATGGCCTTCATGCGGTCCCAGGACCTACGGAGGTCGCGGATTCCGAGGATGAGCTCGTTGGCGAATTTCTGGCCCGCCTGGCCTGGGTCGATCTTGATGAAGTCAATGGGCATGGCAGACTCCCGTGATAAGTCTTGGTGAATAACTCTCCAGCGCCATCCACAGGTCTCGGCACCGCTTGATGTGCCACCCGTTTCTCAGATTCGGCCTGCGGGTGAGCCACGCGCGCGTCGAGCGCTTCAAGGTGTTGACGACCTTCGAGCGTAAGTCCATCCCCAAGCGCGGCAGCGCGGAGACGACCTCGGAGGCGAGTACTTTCTTGAGCAGCGTGTGGCGGAAGAACTGGAAGCCGTCCTTCGCGTACTGCAGCAGGACCGCCGTCAGGCCGTCGATCCGCTCCAACGCCAGGTCGGCGTCCAGCAACGCGAATTTGTTCAGGTCGGGCTCCATGAGACCGAGCCACGGCATGGGCGTCGGGGGCGGATTCAGGAGGTCTAGGTCGCCTCCGAACCAGTCGTCCATCGCGCTGTTGGCCGTGCCGCTGACGATGATCGCGAAGAGGCCCACGCTGCCGGACGAATGCGTGGAATCCGTGGTGCTGATTCGCTCGACGTCGTCCTCATAGACACGGAGCGCGGTTCCCTCGCCCTCGATGCGGGCCTCCGCACCTGCCGACACGCCGCCGGTGTCCACGATGATCGACGCCGCCGAACCGGCGTCATAGTCCCAGAGCTCGATGTTCGTTCCGTTGCACATCACGAAGTAGAAATCAGCCGAGCCGCTGGCAATGCGGATCGCCGGGCCAGGGCCCTCGCCGGCGCCCGACGGGCCGCCGGTCACGATCGTCACCTGTGAGAATTGGTCGTTGGGCCACGACTCGGTGTTGTTCAGCTCCGCCGAGTCCGTCAGGGCCGTGGCCACCAGGCACTGGTTGCTCGTGATCCTGAGAGAACCGAGACCGCTGACCGGATCCCAGTCGGCGCCCAGATTGGCGTTGTCCGCCCTGTCGAAGTCGTCGGTTGCCATGTCTAGAGCCTGTAGGCTTTCGCAATGACGGAACGCACCGTGAGGGCATGCGAGGCGCCGGTCGCCACGACGACGCCGACCCTCGTGTTCGCGGGCGTGATGTCGAAGCCAGACGACGTGGATGGCCTGACCTGGGCCTTCCTCGCCGTGTTCGAGAAACCGGTGGTCGTCAGGTTGTCTTCCCCCTGGAGCTGCGCCTGGACGATGCAGGACGCTCCGATGGGGCCGCGAATAATGGCCTCGATCCGAACCGTCATGTCGTCGGCCGCCGCCGTCTCGGTGTCGAGCGTGAACGTGTTGCGCGTGGTGTCGGCCGTGGTGCCGTTCGTTCCGAACCGGAGCGTCCAAGTCTCGGCCGCCGTCGCCGCGGCGGTCTTTGAGACGTGGATGATCCACTCGATGAACGATCCCACGAGTGGCGTGCGTGGAAACAGGACCTCAGATCCCGTCAGGTAGACTGTCGCGGAGGCGCCGATCGACTGGTCGGCCGTCGAAACGTTCGTGAGCTGGTCGTTGACCTCGATGTTCTTGAAGAACCCGACGCCCTCGATGTACTGAAGGACCTCGCCTGGTTTCAGCGTCGTCTTGTAGAGCTCGTAGTCCGTGCCGTTCGCGTCGTAGACGACCGTGACATCGTCGTTGGCGCTGCCCTTGTTGCGCGCCGTGAGCGCCTTGACCTTCCTGACCGTGCTGGAGGCAGGCCCCGCGAGGATGTCCGTTATCGTGGCGGTCGAAATCGCCGTGAGCTGGCGACCGAGCGTGACCGAACCCGAGGCGTAGTCCCCGTAGTGGACGGAGACGTCCACGTTCTGGGCGGCGCTCGTGACGAGCTGCACCTTGTCGGTTGTGTTCGGCAGCATCAACATGAGAGGTCCCTATCCACCTTTCGCCTCACAGCCTCGACGCACGGCTCGCAGACGTTTCTCCTGAAGACCAGCTTGCCGCGCCTGTAGTCCGGGTCCTTGATGAGCTTCCTGCACCTGGCGCACAGCCTCCGCCTTCCCTTTTCTGGTGGCACTAGCTTCCTAGGCCAGCGTGAAGACACCCGACGCATGGGCTGCAACGGTAAGCGTGTTACCGGTCGTCGCCGTGACATCCGCAGGCGTCGAGTCCAGGAGGCAGTAGCAGAGCACGTCGCCGCCCACCTCGTAGATCACCGCGAAACGCGCCGTGATCGAGCCGCCGCTCGCCGTCCAGACCGGATCGGTCGAGATGTCCACCGTCACCGTCGTCGTGCCGGAGAGCGTCAACGTCACGGCGATCCCGCCCGTGGTGTAGCCGTTCGCGTTCGCGTGCTCGTTCGTCAGGCCCGCGTACGTCGTCGAGCCCGCCCCGATGTTCGAAGTGGAGAGAAACAGCGCCATCTTGTACGAGTCGCCGTCGATGTCGAACGTGCCATTCAAGAGGCGCGTCCGTCCACCATCGGTGAATGTCCAGCTTCCTGCCGCCATCTACGCCCCCTCTTTCTTGAACTTGTTCCGAGTGATGAAGGTCTTGACCCGGCCCTTGTCGTCGCGCTCGGTGACCTCGGTGATCGTGTGGTCAGGAATCGGCGCCTGAGCGCGCTCTTCCACCTCTTCGGCTGCATCGGAGGACGTGTCTTCCTTGGCCTTCGGCTTCTCTGCCTGTGGCTTGTTGACCGAGAACTGAAGGCCGCAGAAGTGCTCCAGCGGAACGTCCTTGCCCGTCTCGGCCTTGATCTCGTCGACGACCTTGGAGGCGCTGACGATCTCCGCCTTTCTGGACTTCATCCACTCCTCGCGGTCCCAGTTGAGCGACTTCAGGACCTGCGAATGGGTGGTGAACCCGCGGTCGACCATGGCGCCCTTCGCCTGCGCCTCCTGGAGCTGGTCGATCCACGGGAAGGTCGGCTTGATCCACTCGTGGAGATACATGTCCTCGCGCGGGGGAAGTCCGTCGTCGGACCTGTCAGCCACGGCGAGGTCGACGCAGTGCCTCCAGTACGGCTTGTAGAACCGTTGCTCGAGGACCTGCTGCCAGTAGATGAACGACTGGTACGCCTGCTCGAGGACGGCGCGTGACTGGGAGTAGTTCGACTTCGTCCAGTCGAGAAGGATGAACTCGAGCGGCAGCCCCAGAGGCAGCCCCAGGAGCCGCATGAACATCGTGAGCGACTGCGGGAAGTCCTTGCCCGGGATGTTGTGGTCGATCCCCTTCACCGTCTCGCCGGGCTCGAGGAAGACCGCGATGCCGACGTCGGTGTCGGAGAGGCGATCGGCGAGGTTGCCAGTGGCCCCCGTCTTGGATGGATCGGCGATGGATGTACTCAGGCCGGTCTGGCCGGCACCCATCTTCTCGATGCCGATGGCGAAGCGCGCCAGGAGCTGCATGGCCTTGGCTTCCGCGTCGCAGGCGTCGTTGATCCGGTGGAGCATCGAGAAGACCGACTGGAGTGGAGGCACACCGCGCTTTGAGCTCGGCCGGTCCGCGTTCAGGAGGTACATGAAGTCTTCGGCCCGCACGAGCCTCGCGCGCGCGTAGTCGACGGTTCCACCTCCGGTGTAAGGGGCGACGTAGAAGCCCGTGACGGTTCCGTTCGCGTCGCGCTGGAGGCCGTCGTTCTTCATCGTCGGCCCTGCGATCTGCTCGCTCTCGATGAGCTGGATCTTGCCGTCGACCGTCTTCAGGACGCCCACGTCGCCGAGGGACAGGAGCTCCTTCCCCAGCAGCTTCTGGAACTGGTGCCACGAGAGGAGTCCGCTGATTTCAGGGAAGGCGTGGACCGTTCGGAAGTGTTCCTCTGCCTGCGCGTTCCACTTGGCGTCTTCCGTTCGGCACTGGAGGGTGAAGCCGCTGCCCACGATGTACCCGACCGCGCGGTCTATCATGCCCTGGAATATTCCATTGTCGCGACCGAACTCGCGCGCCTGATTGGCGAGCTGGTCGCGGTTGAAAAGGAGGTGGAAATCGCCTGACCCCGGTACGGCCCAGCGGCCGTCGCGCGAGGCGACTCGCACGGCGTGGTAGCCGAGCTGCGTGTACGTCCCGCGCATCCCCATGGCAAGAATGGGACCGCGATTCGGAACGAATACCGGGCCGGCCGACGAGCGCGCCTTGTCCCTGACGGGCTTCTCAGCCTTCGGCCGCGCGGCTTTCTTCACAGCCGCGGCGCCCTCAGGACGACGAACGGAGCCGTGGTGGGAGTCGTCGCATCAACCACCGGAATGGACTGCGCCTCCTGGAGGAACTGCATGAGACGGTCGAGGTACCTCTCCAGGGCGACGTTGTGGGATTTGTTCTGGACGTTGTACTGGTTGCGGCAGACTTCGGAGACTTCCCTGATGTGCTGGGAGAGCTTCGAGAGATAGGCTGAGGTGCCCTTGGTCTCGAGGTTCCAGTCCGAGAACGCCCAAACCGCCAAGGCCCCCGACCTTTCCTCTCCCCTGAGGAGGGCGCGATCGGGAACCTGTAGACCGGGGAAACGAGGCCCACAGGTTCCCCGATCTACGGCGGGTAGCTACTCCCGCCTGCGCCGTGCGCCGGACAAGTACTTCCTAAGGCATGGAGTCAAACGATGTCAATGGGGTACTTACTAGATCACTACACGACATTTCCGTTGACCTTGTACCTGTTTCTGCACGCGGCCGACCTGCAGCGCCGATACTGGACGCCATCCACTGAAGCGTACGCCTCAGTATCGATGCCTCCGCATCGTGGACAGCGTGAGCGGTTTGGATAGCTCCAGACGATCGGCCCGCTTTTGCTTGCTTCCGTCGTCACCGGTTCCGTCGGTGCACCAACGGCTTCAAGCTTCTGTGGCTTTGCGCCGCGCTTGGACATTGAATTCCCCCTCTAATATTTGGTTCTGATCGTCGATGCTGGCCTCAAGTAAGACCTGGATGCTGGAACGGAGCTCTGCGCGAGCGTGACCAGCTTGATGCCCTCGATGTCAGCGGCGCACCGTGCGTACACCTTGCAGTCCAGCCAGTGGTTCATCCGCTGCTTCACCACCCACACCAGCTTCTGTTCTTTCCCCGGTGCCTGGATATACTCCCGCTGCTCGGCCACCATGTGTCGTGCGAACTGCCGGAGCTGGACGTCGGTCCTGGGGTCGCCGTGGAAGAGCGTGATGGACCCCGGCGCGCCCTCCGGAGCGAAGAACCCGTCGTGGACGAGGGTGCGCCAGTAGTCGGCGTGAAGCATGATGAGCCGGATCCCCGACGGCTGGAGCACCACGCGGTATTCCGGCAGCACCACCTGGGTCTTCGACGGCTCTGCCGCGGGACCACCGGACCACGCGCCATACCGCGAGCTTGTGCCGAAGCCGCGGCACGCCAGCCAGTGCGGCTCGCCGGACTCCTTCACGAACTGGTAGGCCACCTCCTGCTCGTACCCGGAGTCGAGGAGAATCCGGTCGGGCTGCCGGCGCGCGTCGGGCGGTCCCCAGCCGGCCTTCACCACCGTGTCCCTGAACTCCCGCAGGGCTTGCAGGATCCCGACCGGGTTGCGCTCCCCGTGCTGGCCCTGGGGCACGTCCACGGCTCCGAAGTCCACGACGTGCCCTCGAGCCTCCGCACGCCAGGCGACCAAGGCCCACCAGATGATCCGTATTCCGACGTCGATCCCCATGGTCATCCGCAAAGTCCCGTCCGGGATGGTCCCCCGTTCAAGCCTCACGATCTTCCGCAGCACCGCCTCCGCGTCCGGGCGGAAGAGGTCCTCGACGGCCTTCTCCCACGCCTCCGCCCACGTGTGCTGCGTCACTGCTTTCGCGTCGTCGTCGGTCCCCGACTGCTCTGCTTTCCACTCCTCCGCCGCGATCGCCTCGATCGAAGTCAGGGGGCTCGCCATGGCGTTCCAGCGGAAACCGTAGGACGTAGTCGGTGGCAGCGACCCATCGACGGTCCCGTCTGCCAGGACCTTCTGGGTGCGCGCCACCACGCGCGGGTCCTCCAGGGCGCGCCGCCGGTCGAGCTCGCTCCACTGGCCTCCGCACTTTGGGCACTGGTAGCGGGCACGCGCCCTGGCGTCCATCTCGTCCGGAGCCTCGTGCCACCCCACCAGTCCCGACCGCTCCGGCCAGATCCATTCCCTGCAGTGGTGGCACCTGAGGAAGACGCGCGAGTCGGTCCCGAGCTCCACGACCTGCCGGTAGATCCTGCCCTCCTTGATCGACATCGTGCACTCGGCGTACACGCGCGCGCCCCTGCCTTCGAACGACTTCGTGCGCGCGATGAGCTTCGAAACCGGATCGGCCTCTCGCGAGACGTCGCCCGCAGTGTCCATTTTGTCGACCTCTGTTATGAGGACGATGCGAGCGGTGTAGCCAGCCAACTGGTGATCGCCTCCGCCGGCGCCCAAAAACCGAAGGCTCGCCCCGTTCCCGAACTGAATGAGGTCGGCCACGCCGCCGCGCGAGCCAGGGCCCTTCGTGGGAACGAAGCCCCTGTACCTGGTGCTCCGCTTGATGACGGGCAGGATCCTTTTCAAATACGCCGACTTCGCCATGCCGACGACCGGCGCCCCGATGATGACGTCGTCCTCGAGCTCGAACAGGTGATAGAGCGCCGGGATGATGAGGAAGTGGAGAGTCTTTGACGCCTGGGCAGGCCCGGATCCCCAGTACTCGTGGAAGCGGCCGCGCTGGAACTCATCAAGCAGTTCGCGCGAGAACGGCATGAAGCTCGTCGAGTACCGCATGCCCTTCCGCGGCCCCTCGGGCAGGCGGATCTCCTGCTCCGCGAACTCGCGGATCGTGCGGTGCCGCGGCAGCCTCCAGCCGTCGGCTGGAGACGCGCCGATCGCGCCGCGCCGGCCTACTGGAGCTTGGAGATCTCGGTTTTCCATATCGCGTCCGCGTCGTCGGCAATAGCCCCGATGTCCCTCACGATGTCCTGACCGTACTTGGAAGCCAGGCCCGCAACCTGCTCGCGGACCTCGAGGTTCATCATCCGGATGATGCGCCCGACCTCCTCGGTGTCGATGATCCGCCCGTCGGCCCTATCCTGCTCGCGTGTCTCCTTGCGCACCTTGAGCTGAAGCAGCTGCTGGTTGAGAACCTTCGAGTCCACCACCTTCACCTTCGCCCGCTCCCTCTCGAGCATCCACTTCACCAGCTTCACACCGTCGTACGACCCGTCCTTGTTCCGCGGCGCACCCGAATCCCGCAGCCCCCGCGACGTCCACCCCACCAACACCGCCGCCGGCTGCTGCTTCAGCGCCCGCAGCACCGACAGCTGCGCCGCCGCCTCGTCTCGCGCGTGTTCGCCTCGGGACATTTATTGCGCACCCAATTGGCGTACTGCGAACGTCAGGACAGAACTCTTTCCCTTCCCGCTATTGCATTCTGCGCAAGCTGTTACCAGATTCTCGGCGTCGTTTGAACCGCCATCCTTCCTGCTTTTTCGATGGTCCACGTGCAGCTCAACAAAGGGAGCACGCTGACCGCAGTACACGCACGTGAAGTTGTCCCTTTGCAGAATCTCAAATCTCCTCTTATTCCCCATCGGCTTCGGAGTGCGCTTGTCCACGATCCTGGCGACAGGGCATCCACCTTGCCAAAGATCGCACTTCTCTGACTTCATCACCAAGTGCGCCTCTTGGATGACATCGCTTAGTGAGTTTGGAAACTCAGTTGATTCCCCTCGGCCTAGCCAGTAGTGAAATCCATTACCTGGACACACCACCCTGTGATTCCCACCGATGTAAATTGTCGGCGCCCTGAGAATCTCCAGATTGACAGCATTTAGCTTCACGCCGGCACCTCGACGCCCACGGCCTTGAGCGCCGCCAGGCAGATGGCGGCTGGGAGTTCCGCGTGAACTGTCCATTCTGAGTTGCGATACCAAGAGGGGCACTGAACGGCCCAACCGCCGTCGATCCGCTGCTCCATCGACATGCCGCGGTCATCCCGCATTTTCTCCGCGACACGCATGGCCGGATCGATCTCGGTGGAGAAGTGGGGCACGTACCAATACGATCGCTCCGGCCTTGACGGATCGTGCCCGTACCAGTCCTGGAAGTTCTGCTGCACGCCGCCGGTCCCAAGACGGCAGCCCTTCCACCCGAAGACCTTCTCCGCCACCAGCGCGTCCAGCTCACGGCCTGCTTGCATGGTCACCTCCTAAAGCCATCCATCGGCCTTGAGATCCTGCGCGACGTACTTCGCTCCCAGCCTCATGAGGATCGGGTTGTCTCTGAAGTGGCCAATTCCCCAGTTACATCGAATACAAAGCAGACCTCGAGGCTTCCCAGTCTTGTGGTTGTGATCAACCATCAGGGATTTTCCATGCTGCGGCTTCCTACCGCACAGCGCACAACCTCCGCCCTGCCTCCTGAGCATCAACTCGTAGTCCGATTCTTGAAGCCCGTACTGCTTCAGCTTCTGCTCAAAGGCCCTCTGACGCTGACGGGCTTTGTGCTCTTCGGGGTGATCTAGCTGCCATTGCCTTCGAGTCTCCCACCACTTTCGTTGTTCTTCCTTTGATTTTCGTCCGACTGTGCATTGAGCGGTGCACCACTTTTGCTTATTGCGTCTTGGCCTGAACGACTTTCCACACGGACACGTCTGCCTCGGAAGCTCCAACACAATTCGGTTTTGGGTCTTCATCGCCCAGCGGCAGTACCGACATCTGATGCGCTGGCCCCAGTGGACTGCCCAATCAGTCTCACCGCACTTCTCGCAAGGCTGCGTTAGATCCCGCGACTTGCACTCACGCCGCCGCTTCTCCAGGCGCCAGCGAGAACTGCACAGACGAGAACAGAAGCGCGTCTGAGCAGTCCAAGGCAGGAACTGCAGGCCACAGTATTCACATGTCCTTTCGGGCACACAGTGCTTATTAACCATGTTGGGTGAGGAACCAGCCTTTCAGGGAATCTGGGCGCAAAAGTAGGGGAACGGTCGGACGGCCCTCGATTTCGAGACCAGCAAGGACCCGTGGCCTTTTATTTGCACCACACCATGCACCCGCCGGAGATCGTGGCTCCTGGGCCATCCTGCGAAGCGGCCATTTTCCATCCCCCACCCTTCACTTCCCCCGTTTCTTCGAGCGGGGGAGTTCGCGGATTTCGACGGGGACATAACCACCAATTCGCTCTGTAAACATCTTGTTTTGTGGTGGCTTGTCGAACACTATCCAAAGGTTAGGGTAGAGCTTCCCGTCAATAGATTCCTTCCACGCCCACGCCTTGACGCTCCTCGCCCTTTTCATCGCGGGCCTCGCTTGGAAGGGCGGCGACCCTTGAACCACACGGCTCTCAACTCTCGGATCATTTCAAGGACTCCCTCTAGGCAGACATACTGCTTGCATTTCTTGTAGTGCAGACACTCCCGCTTCATCCCCTTCTCCTTCCCGCCGGGCGGCGGGGCTTCATGGCCTTGTTATGCTCTAGCACCCAAGCGATCAGGAAGAAGTGCCGCCTCGCACGTCGAGGAGGGGTCATGGCTTGAAGTCCTCGCCGTTGAATTTAATTCCGAATCCTCTGAGTTTCGGTGGGGGAGGCAGCGTCGTCTCGTTCGACGGGCGAATCGGCAGACTCGCTTCAAGGCCGTCCACACGAACGGTTGGAGCGCGGTAGTCCAGTCCCGACTTCATGCCGATGAACTTGAATGGCAACTGGCAATCGGCGCAGTTGATCCTCACATCCGCGTGGTAGTCCTCAATCGAATCGCCAACTTTCTCCGCAATTCGGTGAACGTCTACCGAGGCGGCGAAGTTCTCGTGCTTGCACGTCATGGCTTCTCCCCGCATTTCTCGCAGAGAACTTCATCAGCATTTACAAAGTGGTGTTCTCCACCCTTCGGGCACTCCCCCTTCTCCTCCGCGACGGCGGGGGTGGCATCACGGCGAATCTGCTTACCGATGACAGTCTGACACTCGCACGATGAGGAGTCCCCGTCTGGGTCGAGTGTCATTTCGTGATCGTGATTTTCCGCGATCTTCGCGCACCGCTCCCTCTCCATCCGTTTCGCCTCGGCGATGGCGGCGAGGATTTCGTCGGCGTCCCCCCGGAACACATAGGGCGGCCCTAGCGGGATGGCTTCCCGTGATTCTGTTGTGATCTTGTGGAGCCACTTCTCGCACTCCTCCCGCGTCTTCATGGCTTCTCCACGTTCATGGCGGTGGTCCAAGACTGGAGGGCGGCATTCTTGTCGGGCCTTGAATCCAGCAGGCGATTGATGGTCTCGTACACCCTGATGCGCTTGTCTCGAAGCGAGGCAGCGTCCTCAAACCGAGTTTGATCTACAGCCTTCTGCCGCTGCTCCTCCAGCTTTCCATGCTCCAACTTCAAAGCTGCAATCTCTTGATCCAGCCCAATGGCCTCCGCCAGCTTCTCCCCGGCGTCAACGAGGGTGAGCAAATACAGGATGTCGGAGTGGTCTTCCGAGTCTCTCATCCTAGGGCTACCCCTCTCTGCCCGGTGCCTGATCTCCGCAATCCTCTCATTCATCGTGGGTCCGCTTCCTTTCTGGGGGAGGGCTTTGCCGCGAAGCATCAGTCCTGCACCCGCGAAAGCGTCCGCATGTCCATCTGGTGCGTGATCTGGTAGCACCCCGGTTCGAGCGTGTAGTGGTCGTGTTCCGGGTGGGTGCCCCTGAAGTCCCTGCCCGTCACCACCACCAGGGGGCCGAGAAGCGGGGCGAGCGTCCGCCCGTTCGGTCCCTTGAACTTGATGAACTCCGGGGCCTTCACCCCCTCGTAGACCTCGACCGACTCGCCGTCCGCGATGTGACGGGAGCCCTGCGTGTTGCCGACCGCGAGCTGGCGGGACTCGATCCGCTTCCCTCTCGGCCAGTTGTCGGCCACGCGCCAGATGTAGATGTCCCCCTGCCGCGCCCCCTGCCCGATCTTCATGCCTGCGCCTTCCCGGACCGGCTTCCGGCCGACGTTCTGCCGCGCCGCGTCCGTCACCATCTTCACCGCCTGATCCGCCGTCATGGTCGCCGTCTTCATCGTCATGCTCCTTTCGATTGGTTTCCTAAGCCTCAAAAATCAGCCTTGATTCGTCGTCCACTCCCGAGATTCTCCGGTGCGCTTCGCTCGGCGTCTTCACGTCGTCCGGCACGCTCATGTAATACACCCGCTCCGTGGAGCCGTCCGTCCCCACCAGCCACATGCCATGCTTGGAGCGCATGAGGACGCGATTACTTGAACCGTCGCACCCGCGAATCCCGCCGTCCCATTCAACGACTTCCGCTTTGACCTCCGCCAGGTACTTCCCGACGCCCATGCGCTCGATGAGGATGCGGCGGACCTCCGCGTTGTTCTCGTTTTCGATGTGGGCGACTTTGATCAAGTCCGGCCTCTCGATGGCGAAGGACGGCACGAATACGCCGTGCCAGAAGTAGAGCGGCTGTACGTCCGACTCGCAGGCGGGGCCGTCCTCGCGATGGAGCCGCCTTGAGCCGTCGGCCATCTTCTCGACATGAACGGCTGGCTTGGCGACCCAATAGAGCGTCGATTCCGTCCAGTAGACGAACCAGCAACCCGAAAGAAAGGCGTCATACACCGCGTCCGCCCACGGCAGCTTCTTCTTGAATTGCTTCGCTCCGATGGCAGTCGTTGCGAGCCAAGAGAAGTCCTCGTACCACCACCATCCACGGTGAACGCACCACTCAGAAAAGCGGTGAGCCTTGAAGCCAAGTGCATCCAGTGCAGCCAGTGCAGCCCGTGCATCCTGTGCATCCCGTGCAGCCCGTGCATCCCGTGCATCCAGTGCAGCCCGTGCAGCCCGTGCATCCAGTGCAGCCCGTGCATCCAGTGCAGCCAGTGCATCCAGTGCAGCCAGTGCAGCCCGTGCAGCCCGTGCATCCTGTGCATCCCGTGCAGCCCGTGCATCCTGTGCATCCCGTGCAGCCCGTGCATCC